CGCATGCCAAGTCCAAAGTATTGCTTGAGACAGGAAATTCTAGGAAAGGTGATATTACTTCTGTAACCCGTGGGTAATACATAATTTACTCCCTTAAGCCAAGTCTTTTACTGTCCTCTTCTAGAACCTCATACAAATAAGAGCTAATCCTCTCAATTTCAGTATCAGAAAGCCGTTTTTCTACAGGCAAAAGATTATTTAAGGCATAAAAGAAATTATGTATTCTGCGGTTATGGCCAATAGGTTCAATTTTGCCATTACGTTCCATATAATTGTAGTTCTTTTCCCAACGCATAATTACCTCCTTATTCTACAAATGAATGGTTGCAAACAATACAGCCTGTAATACGACTGTTCGACATAATAAATGCTCCACAACGAGGGCAAGTATCCCAATTAAGTAAATTCCATTTCTGTTTCACTTCTTCCAGATGCCCTGTTCCCCATAACTCCACCACTTCAGAAACCTCTTTTTCAGTAAAGCCTTTGAAGTGATAGGCCATTCGCCGTGCTACAATGCGTTTTTCATTCATTTCAAACTTCCTCCCTTTTTAATAAGTTATAAAGCTCTATAAATAAATTACGAGGTATTAATGCAAAGTCATCGGGTGGTATTGTGAGGTCAACAGCTTCTATTTGGTCTAAAAAATCTTCATAATTTTTAAAGCCACGTCTCACTATATTTATTAAAATTTGTAAAAATGCTTTATTTTTCATTACTCTTGAGATTTCTTCTCTTTTATAATATTTGAATAATCTATTGAGGCTTGCTAACGGATAATCAGAGCCTGTATAAAAACTATCTCCTATAATCCGTGCCTTTATAAAATCTTCACTTAAATAAATTTCAGAAACTTTCCATGTATTATTTTTTTGCAATTCAATTCCTAATTTAATATGAGCAAAATCAAAACTTTCAACTAATTCCTTTAAAGATGGTTTAAAATATTTACAAAATTGCAAAATTGTTTGACCCAAAGTAATAGTAATTGCATTCTCAGTTACAATTGTAGCCTTTTCTTTTAGTTTTTTCTCTACTTTTAAAAAATCTTTTATTTCTTTAAAGAAAAAATCATAATCTTTTGGAGTAGAAGCATTTAAGGAATTTCCAGCTAGATAAATAGATTTTAGTTTTAAATAATTAAGAAAATTGAATATTTTTTTATTCTCCAGTCTCTTTTTAATTCTTTGTTTTATTATTTCTTTTTCGTTCATTTTGGCCTCCCTAAATATAAACATCCAAAGCAATAGATTTTTTATATCTTTTATATTTAAAACTCTTGCACCATATATGCCCTTTATCTATCCAACCTAAATAATCTGCATTATGAGAAGAATAAAGATAGACATTAATTTTATCATAGGACAGCGGAATAACTATAGGTTCTTTCCAATGCAAATCTGGATAATAATGACAAAATACGCCCCCTTTATTAATTGTAATCAATTTTAATTCATCCATCTTTCTCCTCCCTTTTTCTTTAATTATAAAATAACTAAATTGTTTTGTCAAGGCTTTTCATAAGCAATTCAGTCAAACCGTCCTCTGCACTATCAACTTTATTTTTCCCTCCATATTACCCATACATTTGTCTTGGCTGTGTATAGAATAGTAATCCGCTTTATTTTAGCCTGCTTGCATTTCTGCTTGACAAAATATTCTGCTATCTTCACTGTATTCATAGGAGATAAATTAGGTTCAAGAGAAATGGAGGTCTTGTAAGTATTTTTTGTGATTTTTCTAGTAGCAACCCAATTTGCAGGCTCACTATTTGCTATTTGGTCTTGGTGTGAGTTATGAGGCAATTCTATTTCTTGCCAGATATGATAACCTATAGCAATAGAGGCAATCCAGAGGGCACTCAGTAAGATAATTAAGTCTTTCATTTGACTAACTCCCTTTCAAGCTTTTTACACTGCTTATGTGAGACATTTTCAAATTTTTTTCTAAATGCCTTATTTGCTATCATTCTTCTAAATCCTTTTATATGTGAACAATGCCCAACTCGGACAAATCCTACCTTGGGCAATTTCTTTTTTTGATATTTTTCTTTATACATGATTGGCCTCCTATAAATAAAACTCCTTTCCCAAGGCATATTGTAATGCCTCTGCGATATGCATTGCTTTGATATTGTTTGATTTGTCCATTTCACTTATAGTTTTAGCAACTTTAAGAGTTGCCTCTAGTTCAGAAGGAAGCATACCCTTAGTTCTGTATGCAGTTTCCAGAAAATGTAGCCCTTCCCTTTCTATATTGCTTTTATCAAATTCAAGATATTCAAAAGGGAAATCAGTTATTACAAAAGTCATATCTGTTTCTGCAAAATTAGCTTGATGTTTTTTTATTTCTTCTGATGTGCAAGTGCATAGTCTGTTTGTGCACTTGAAATTCCCACAAGGACAAGGTTTATCTAGATAAACATCAGTTAGAACGCTAGGTTCTTTATATATTATTTTTTTAATAAAAAATATATCACTCGTAATAATCAATAATGAATGACTGCCTTTGGAGGCAACATCCAAAACCCTTAAAAAATGTGGTGATTTAAATTTAATCATTTTTAGCCTCCTTCAATCGTTTATCCATTTTAAAATAATCCAGCCTGTTAACCAAAATGCTATTAAATAACCAAAAAAATCAATCATTGTTATTACCTCCTTCACAAACAATTTAGTCTGACCGTTTTATTTAGCTCCCTTTGTTTTAAGTTCGTCCTCTGCACTATTAACTTGGGTTTTTCGTTGTTTTTCTCTGATTTCCTCTTGCAAGTAGTAAATAGCACTTTCAATATTGTTTAGTTCTCTTTGTTTAGCTGCCTCAGTCATCATATTTTGAGATTTTTCTATTATTTCCTTTGTTTTTAGCAATCTTTTTAAAGTTTCTACTTGCCACATTTTCAAAACCTCCTTCAAAATAAAAAAGCCCGATGCTCCAAGTTGAACTCGTCCTCACCATAAACAAAGTGTCTTTCCTCCCCCTGAACCTTTGGAGAGTAGTAATACACTGTAGGTATTTCATAGAAATACCGACGGCTTCCTGTGATAGCCGCTTTAAGACACTCAGGGCAGTGACCATTTCTTGGGTCAGCTACAAACATCAAGCGGCCACACTCCCTACAATAAACAGCAACAAGGTTGCCTACCTTCTCGCCGTCCCGATATTCTTGATGTCTAACTATTATCTCCATTGCTTCCTCCTTTTCATAAACAATTTAGTCTAGTCCGTCCTCTGCACTATTAGCTTGCTTTTTTTCTGTCCAGTTTTTTCAGTTCTTCTACAAAAGTATCTATATCACAATCCCAAGACGGCTCAGGTTCTGGAGGATAACTTTCTGGTGGATAGAAACAGCAATACCAATAAAAATAAAACCAGTAAGAAGTTTCAGGATATTTTGTTTCCATTTTTCTTGCCTCCTTCAAAATAAAAAAAGCCCGATGCTCCAATAAGGAACACCGAGCCTAATTTTAGGGTGGGTGCTAAATTTTTCTATTTTTGAAAAATAATATAAACTCCTTCTAACCCTGCATCCCGTAACACACAATCCCCGCAACCGTTTTCATACTCATAGAATTTCCCGTTATGCTCTTCTATCCATCGTAAGAGTGTAGAGGCTTTTACTTTTTGGGCGTCCATTGCAGAAATAGCAATCCCTGCTTGAGTTAGATAAGTGCGGATGCCTAAGCCTTCAAGTTTTTCTGCTAGTTCTCTCATTGTTATTTCCCTCCTTTCTTCAATAATTTCTCTGTTACCCGCTCAGCACCGATTAGGTGCCGGCGGAGAGTGGCCATTTCTTGTTGCAATTTAGCAAGGCAGTCTGGGCAAATTCCGTGAGTAGTGCCCGTGCCTTGCTTTGTGCCCATTACTTTCTTGCACCAAGCACACACTATTTGCATGACATCACCTCCTTTTTATAGTCCTCAATCATCTTGCTGAGTTCCCTTCTTGCATTTCTTAAGCTTTCACCCCCGGTCGCTGTGATATGGTTATGGCGGCAAGCTTCTATAAATGCCAGAAAGCATTGGCGAATTTCTTGATTTTCAGAGAGAAGAGATAAGATGCAATAAACTATATTTCCCTCACGATGCACATATTTGCAAGGAGCCCACATAGCTTGGCAATACCTTTCTTTCCTCAAAGGTGGTCTTTTTGTATATGCCGCCGAGAGTGGCTCCACGTAGGAGCCGTAATAGTAACTTTCAATCCATCGGTTGATGGATTGAACGAAACAAACCTTTCTTTTGAGGAGACATTTGTCCCCTCTTTCCATTTTTACCATTCCTTCCATTCTAATCCCCCCAATAAGCTTTTTCAAAATCCTTTTTTGTTGGTTTGTATTTAGGTCTTTCAATTTTTTCTAACCAACGTTGATATTCATAGGCTGAAATTCTGCCACCACAATTAAGCATCTCCCAAAGAAACCGTTTAGCCTTTTCTTTGTCCCAATTAATAATATCTTCTGGGACTTTGAAGTATCCACTGCTAATCATTGCTTATCACCTCCCTTTCCCATGATACCTAATCTATAGCAAAACAACTTGCAGCCCCTTTGCTTTTAGGGCCTTTTTAAGATACTCAACGTTTACTTTGTTATGTTTCAATTTCAAAATCGGATGCCAACTCAAATCCAACTCAGCCTCAAATCCATGCTCTTTGGCCTCTTTTGCGAGGCCTTTCAAAAAATCCTCATTGCTAGAGCCTATAATGACCCAAGTTTGTGCCCCAACGATAGCTATTTTTGCTTTTCCTGTCATTGCTTTATCACCTCCTTCTTTCAAAATTAAAAAAGCCCAAGTCAAAGAGATGCAAAGCAATCCCCTCAACTTGAGCTCTTGAAAACCAGAAACTTCTTTCTCCTCCCATGATACCTATTCTATACCAAAACTAAATTGTTTTGTCAAGCCCCTTTTTTATTTTCCTTGAAACCCACATTAGACAAGGCTTTGAGAGAAAGACGCACATAATTGGCCTGTGAGCGAGGTTTAAGCCTCAATAGGATATTTTATATGTCTTAGCCTTTTTAATTAGTTCACAATTGGAATATGAGGCTATTTTAATTATATCCCTTGCATATTAGATATTTTTATATATATTATATTCAGAATGTCAGTTGACGAGTGGCCAAAGGAATTCAAGGGTAAATTTGCTGTTTCACGGTTTCTGCATGAAAAAAAAGAGAATGAAAAAGAGAAAGAGTGTTTAGAGAAAGAGATTGCTGTAGCTGAAGTAACTAAGAAAAGTGCAGTTAGAAAGCTATTGAAGATATATCGGGAAGCCCTGAAACAGAAAAAGTATATTGCAGCGTTGAAAGCACTTGAGTTATCCTTAAAAGTGTGTGGAGTGTATGAACCAAGTTTGAACCTCAAAGGCGACCCAGAGCATCCCATTCATATCATGGCCGATGCTCCGCCTACACCTCAATCAATAGCAGAATGGGAAGCACAGGTTTTAGAAGCACAGAAGCAAAGAGAAAAAAGAAGACTGACCCAAGGCAGTGAAAGCCAAGAAAAAGAACCTGCCAATATAGCTGATAGAAACCTAGAGAGTGAAAGGGAGAATAGAGCTAGTAAAAATGAGGGAGTGAAACACAAATCCACACATGAAAATAGCCCACTTTCCCACCAAAATCCGCCAGCATTACCTTCCCAAAACGCTCAAAAATCCAAAAGAAAATGAGAATGTCGGATAACATTCAATTATGTCAAGTTCTAGAGTGCTTTCAATTCCAACACAAAATCCCTGAAAACCTGCATTATTTCTGCATTTCCCGCCTTTTTGATGTTCTGAAGTATCTCAGAGATTGCTATGATGAGACATTATCAGCCCCTTCTTTCTCCTTTTTTATAGAAATCAGTGAGATAAAATACCCTCTGCGCACCCAGAAAAAAATGGGACGGAAGCGTTATATAGTATCTAAAGTTCCCACTCCCACAAAATTTTTTTATTTTAAACAAGGAGGCTTACATGAACAACCATCCCAAACAAGCTCATATTAATTTAAACGAGCTCAATAATTTTCAATGTCCTAAATGTAAAGGAGAGGAATTTACAACGGTTTACTATTTAAAGGAAGTTCCTGCTGTTTTGTCTAGAACAGGAATGAAGGAATTATTGCCTGTTGAGTTCTTTAAATGTATGAAGTGCGGATTTGTAACTCCTATTGTAAAGGCTAGGAGGTAAAGTAACAATGAAGGTTTTTTGGAGACCTCAACCAGGTCCTCAAACCGCTGCTGCTACCTGTCCCTGTGATTTAATTTTCTTTGGTGGGACTAGGGGTGGCGGTAAGTCTGATTGTTTATTGGGAAGGCATTTATTAGGTGCCCAGAGGTATGGGAAGGCGTGGAATGGATTAATTATAAGAAGGAAGTTTAAGGATTTTGGGGAGTTAAGACGGAGGATTGATGAGTTAATTAGTCAGGGACTGCCTGCTGAGAGGACGGGAGGAGACCATCAAACCAATTTTATTAGGTTTCGTAATGGGGCTTTGGTTACAATGACGGCGGTAACTCACCTAGAGATGGTGGATAGTTTTCAAGGACAGCAATATACAGAAATATCTATTGATGAGGCTCAAAACTTTCCTTTTCTTTATCAGATGATTGATAAGTTAAAGGCGTGTTTAAGGTCGCCTCACGGCGTGCCCTGTCATATGTTTCTTACTGGTAACCCTGGTGGGCCTGGTTCAAATATTATTAAGATGATGTTTGTGGAGGCAGCTCCTTATGGGAAGGTTACTTATGATAAGGACGGAGAGAGTAAGGTATTTATCTTTTCTAAGTTAGAGGATAATAAAATTCTTTGTGAGAAAGACCCTAAGTATGTGAACCGTTTAAAAGCCATTAAAGACCCTGCACTTAGGAGAGCATGGCTAGAAGGGGATTGGGATGTTTTTGTAGGGCAGGCTTTTAATTTTAGCTATGAACATCACGTCATTAAGCCACTGCCTATTCCTAGGGGTGCTCCTTTATATTCAACCTTTGACTGGGGTTTTGGTGCTCCTTTTGCGTGGCAGTGGTGGTGGGTTGATGGAGATGGAAGAATATATCTTTTTGCAGAATGGTATGGATGTGGAGAAGCACCAAATACAGGATTAAGGTTAACAGACTCTGAGATAGCACAGGGCGTTATTGAGCGTGAGAAGAAAATGGGTATTTGGGGACGAGAGATAATTCGGTTAGCAGGGCCTGATTGTTTTAATAAAAAGCCAGATTATAAAGGTGGAGGTCAGGGGCCTTCTACTGCTGAAATTTTTGCTGAGCATGGAATTTATCTTACCGCTGGAGACCCTAACAGAAAGCTTAAAATTAGACAATTTAGGGAAAGATTAAGAATATTAAATGATGCACCGCCGATGCTGTTGGTTTATGAGAATTGTAGGCACTTTATCAGGACTATTCCTGCGTTGTGTGTAAGCGAGGATGACCCTGAAGATATAGAAGGCGGGCAGGAAGACCACTGCTACGATGCAGCGTGTCTTATTTGTATGGCACACCCCATTGCAATGGTAACACCAGAAGAAGAGAAGTCTTACCATGACAGAAGGATAGAGATGTTAGAGAAAGGGCACGAGAGAGAAGATAGTTATGAAGGGTATGCTACAATAGAGCAGAGATTGACTATAAAAGATTTGGGGATTGATGACTGGTTTTTTGATGATGAGGAAGAAGAATATGCTCCAGATTTGGTTAGAACAATAAGAGAAAGGTAGAGGTAAGGGTATGCTGAAAATAAAATGAAATGAAATGCGTTTGCCTGCCTGTCTGCCAACAGGCTTATTTCAGTATGCCCTTGCCGTTAAAATAAAAGGAGGTGGAATGGGAATGGTAAAGTTTGGGTTATTTGATTTAGGTATTTTAATAGGACTATCTCTTTTCATAGCCCTTGTATTTCTTTTAATTGGTTATGCACTTGGCAGAAATTCAGCAAATTTACCAGTGCAGACTTTAATTACTCCCACCACAGAAGAAGTTGAAATAGAAGAAAAAGACCCCTTTCAAGAGGCTTTAGAGGAAGAAGAAGTGGAGAGAAGAGAAAGCACCATTAAACCTTGACTTTTTGTTTGAAATACTTTATACTTAAAAATAGGCAAACGCAAAGGGGCTAAGTGAAGGCTCTTATTTGCGAGATTTGTCGTCAAACTATAGGTCTATTTAATCCCGAAGAGTTAAGTCTGCCCTTAAGAGGCAGTATGTTTTCCAGCAAAGACCCTGCTCATGGGTTTCCACCTCCATTTCATCCCAGCAGTGTTTATGGGAGTAAAGATAATCCTCTTTTATGCCCTTATTGTCGTAAAATTCCTTTTTTGCATCCTGATAAGGTTTTAACGCCAGAAGGATATATTAAGGTAGAAAAAAAGGAAGAAATAAAAACGGAAGAGAAGGAAATAGCAGAAATAAATAAAGAAGAAGAAATTGAAGAAGAAATAACAGAAGTCAAGATATATAAATGCCCTGTATGTGGGAAGGAATTTTCTTCTCGTTTTGCTCTTGGTGGACATATGTCAAGTCATTCCCTTCTTAAAGCAAGGAAAACATACAAAAAGAAAAATAAAGGTAAAAAATGTCAGAAGAAGAAAGGAAAGAAACAGTAGAAACCAAAGAAAAGCTGACAACTGAATTGTTACCACCTGAAGGGCATCCTAATGTAGGGCGTAAAGTCTTTGAAATTCTTTATGAAATTCTTAAAGATAAAGAAAATCTTGGATTACCTGCCAAATGGAAAAGAAATTATGAATTAACTAAAAACAAACACTGGAAAAGAAAATCCTCAACAATCCCTCTTGTTTCAGTAAATTTAATCCATGCACATAGACAACGCACAGTTAATTTATTAACAGATAATAATCCTACCTTTAATGTAAGGCGTGTTGGTGAACCTCCAGAAGGACAGGATGATATATATGAAAAGTTATTAAGAACGGCTGAGTTTTGGTGGATTGACCAAGAGCAACAAAGCGTTTTAGAAAAATCTGTAATAAACGGAGAGACTTATGGCTGTTGCATTGAGAAGGTAATTTTTAATCCCGACCTTGAATTTGGTCTAGGAGAAGTAGAAGTTGAAGTAATAGACCCTTTTTATTTTGGCTTTTATCCTGTTAATTGTAAAGATATACAAAAAGCAGAGGCTGTGCTTCATTTTTATCCTCTAACTCTTAGAGAAGCTCGTAGGAGATGGCCTAAATTTGCTGAAAAAATACGGCCTGATGATGAAATATTAAAAGAGTTAGGCGATGATAGAAGGGAACTTCAAACAGGTAAAGGAAGTAAAGAAAGAGGATATTTTTCAACTTTTGCT